CTATGAAAAGATCGTTAGAAAAGACGAGAAAGGAAATGCGTTATGCGCAGTATAGTGTGTTATCTGCTGTCATAGCTGGGAACATGGTAGAACACTTACCTTCTTTTACATTATTGTCTGCGTTGAGTGCGTGGTTCGCGTTTACTTCTTATAAAAGTCGATAGAAACCTCTTCTGTTGGTTTCTTTTCTTCGGCAAAGAAAGCTTTGTGGCTTTCCAAAATCTCACGGGATCGAGTCTTTTCACCCTCTGCGATTTCGGAAAGACGCTCACGAATAGACGTAAAATCGTCAATTCGCTGTTTCTTCATCTTTTTTCCGTACTTCTTGAACTTCTTTCGAATCGCGTTTATATTAGCTTGGTTCGAGGCAATAGATAGCATGTTAATATAACATTACAAATTAATATTCAATCTTTTCAATTTTTCTTCGAATTCACGTCTTTCACCAGGTGATTCAATCTTTTCACCGGTGGCGATAGCCCTGATTTCAGGTCCAGTTAAATGCATGGCATCCGCGCGGAAATCCTTGAATGCCTCCATCGTGACGGGGACGAGGGGTTTGACCAGTTCGTAAATCGCATTAGCATATTCGCGAATTTCCATTTGGGCGTGTTCATCCATACGTAGATGAAGGTAATGCATGAGATTGTGAAGGTTGATCTTCCAATAGAATTCTGTGTACGTCGATTGTGGAAGGTTACCACGCGCTTGTTCTCTACACGTACCTCTATCAAGAAGGTCTTGGTATAACTCAAAAGATTCACTGAGTTTTTCGGAAACCTTTGACGAGAGTTCTTCCCCTACATCTACGACACCTTCTGAACCTTGATTGTTTACTTTGGATTGCCCGCGTAAAACGTCTGGTTCGTAGTACTGTTTCGGTACGACGGAGTATCGGGCGGAGAGTTCGTTGATGCTGGCCATGCGGTGGCGCATGTGCTGTCGAGCGATATAGATGGGCATCTTGATGTGAAACTTGAATTCCACCATTTCGAAGGGTGTTGTGTGCCAGTGTCTAAGGAGATATCGAATAAGTCCGCGGTCTCCTCGTGAGGTTTTAGTCCCATCTCCATACGAGACTCGGGCAGATTGTACGATGGCCGCATCCACATCTTCCCGAGGCATGTGGTCCACGAGGCGAACAAATCCGTGATCCAAGACATCTTTTTGCATTTACATAAATATAACGTTAAATCTTTAATCCCATGACATTCTCTCTTTGAGGCGTCTCAATAGATAAGGGGTAAGTTCCATTAGAGTACCAACTGGTATGTACCTGTAATCGATACCTATATTTTTGCCCAATCCTAAAAGTTGTGCTGTCACGTATTGTTCCCTGTCAAATCTTTTTGCGTATATGAGAGATTTTTCGTTGTGCGTCGCTAACATTGTGTGGGCGTTTGGGCACGTGAGTGAATATGTCATACCTTGTGAGTATTGTCTATCTACACTCGATTTCTTATCAAGTAAACCGGGTTGTCTTTTTAGATACGCACCTCTCACGAGTTTTAAACCTAATTTAAATCCATCCAAATGCGCATTTTCTATATCTTTCGATAATTCCGCAACTCCAAATTTGCGATACATTTGATATGTTTTATATACGTTAACTTCGTATTTCGTGTTATGTTCGGCCATCATGGTATAACATATCTCTGGATACAAGACATCTTCGGCATCTATACATATCTTTACACCCCTGGATTTGGCGTGTTTTATGATAGAATGTGCGTAATCTCTGGCTTCCGATTCATTTTCCCTCGAACCAAAGCTTGTAAGTTTTATGGCACACATTGAACCTATTGGAACCGATGTGATCAGTCTCTTCGTCGTCTCTGCTATTTCATAAGCTTCCGATAATTTACAATTTTCTTTCGCGTAATCGACTATTACCTTCTCACCTCTTCTGTGTACAAGTTCTATCACTCGTGGAAGCTCTTTGAATGTTGCCGCATATCTAAGCATACTTTATTTAAGATATTTTTCATCTAGGTCATTCTTCATATCATCTATCCCCTTATAGTATCTTCTGAGGTCCTTCATGAACCGCTTATTCTTTTCGAGGCATTCGCAATCCAATTTATTAAGGTATATCCAAGCTAAATTTGATTTTGAGTATCTCGTTTCCTTTTGATTTTGATTTGGTCTTCTTGGAATGACCTTTTTCTTTACGGTTTTCTTGAGTGGTTCCGTGCGCTTCGTGAAACTGATGGCTTGCATTACCGTGTCCGCGAGATCATCTTTTTTCTTTGATTCTTTAAATATAGGTAACCAGTGTTCATTGATAGGATTATCATTCAAAAACGCTTCACAACGTTCAATAGATACCTTTTTACGTTTAAGATACTGTGCTTTACCTGGCCCACACACATCCGGTATTTTAAACTTTGCGTCATAAATAATAGTTTCGGACTTAGGTGCTTTTATTACAAAGTACGCGTGTAAGAAATTTTCTACCATTTTCATCTTCTTATTGCGGTCTGGCTGTTTTTCTATGAGAATCGTATCCGTGTCCAATACCCAAGGTTTTTCATCGAGATGGTTTCGCATAGATACGAATAATCCATCTTTTGACTCAGGTGGAACACCCGATACATCCCAGTTCATCACCAAATTACATGAATCATCAAAACGACATATTGCTAAGTTACGTATGCCTACGTCTATGCTCACTATCATTCATTTAAAGAAAAATTATTTCTTTATGTATTATAATGAAGAACGCGAACATAAACACAATCCTTTTGATTGTATCCATCCTCGCATTGGCCGTGTGGCTAGGATCCATCAGGATGCGAGAAAACCTTAAGGGTGATTCCAAGGCAGTTGCCTATGTGAGAGATGCCGACCCAAAGAAGTTCATTAACCCATACATAGTGTATGGTATGGCTAAAGAACTCACCGATGACGAAGAGAAGCTCGCCAGAATTATCCCACTTGCGGAGGCGAACAAGCGTGATGCCCTCATCAAACACCTCGAATCTTTGTAAATGTATTTTTGTTTTTAGTGGTCACAGTACACCACAGAGAACAAAAATGTAATTTAGCGCTTCATACCAGGCAATCTACCGGGCATCTTCATACCTCTCATATTCATGTTTTTCATTTTAGATTGACCCGCTGGAGACAGACCCATGACTATCATGGCGACTACCAATAGACAACATATTCCAGCGACGGCCATTATTCCGTATTTCATTGGTCCGGTCACCGCACCAATCACGTTCGAAGCCGCATTACCGACCGAGTCAACGACTTCGGCGGCACCCCCAGCCTTAGATTTCGCTTCTGCGTCAATTTGGGCTATGGTATCTTGGACGACTGAATTCTTCGTCACAGCCGTAAGAATGTTCTTTGTCACCGCTTGCGCCGCGAGATCAGCGGATATGTTTTGTCTGAACGACAATTGCTCACCATCCAAACATATGGTTTCACCTATCTCGATGTTTCCTTCTTGAACGTTTACGGCTTTGTTAATGGTCTCGGTGAGGTTATTCGTTTCAAGTTGGGTCTTAACTATATTTTCAATTTCAGTATTAATCGTTTGGTTTACATTTTGTTTATCACCGAATTGAAGATTACCCGCTTGTGTTTGTTTGTCCAATGCCGAACTGGCACCCGCCTGTAGGCTACTCACGAGATCATTCGCCACGTTCTGAAAACTATTTGATATCTGTTCTGTCGTTGCCATGAAAGTTGAATTAATTGTCTGGTCCGTCTCTATGTTACACCCAACGTTTCTTCCTATTTTAAGATTTAGGACCTGTTCATTTCTCATTTCATTTTGGGTATAGCTTTCGTTATTTGTCACAGATTCATACAATATGTCATTCACCATGGACATATTCATCTCCTGGTTTATAGTGGAACTTCCACCACCTCCCATGTTTGTGGTTTACTGAGAAAAAAAATAACACTTAAAGATAATCACATAGTCCTAAACTATGTGGTGTTGGTGGTGCTGTCATCCATTTGAAGGTGAGATACTTAAATTGCCATATAAATATGACGAACTAAGGAATAAATTTCATACATGCGGTGGATTTTGTTCGTGGAGTTGCATGAAACGGTATGCCATAGACAAGTATGGTATTACGAGAGGTGGTATCATATGTAGTAACATAATCATCATG